ACCGAAAAAGGCAAAAATGAATTTGAGTTTACTCTCCCAACTACTAAAAAATCTATAATAGAACAGTTAAACTTTCCATTTTGAAAACACCAGTTGAAAAGGCTTATGACAGACACGAAAAATGGATAGAGATTGTCAGGTCTTTTGGTGGTTTACGAGAAACTGAAATAGAAGACATCGTATCAGAGTTGTATATATTACTGATAAAAAACACACAAAAAGGTGTAGACTTTTCCTACAACGAAGACATTAATTACTATTATTGTTATAGAATACTTAGAGGACTTTACGTTGATCTTATAAGAAAAAAAATTAAAGTTACATTTGTTACTTTGGAAAATATTAAGATCACAGAAGAAAGCACAGTAAATTATGAAGAAGTTTTTGAGAAAATACAACTTGCATTAAAACAAATCTATTGGTATGATCGTAAAGTTTACGAGATTGTAGACGATGGGGTTTCTGTAAGAGAGCTGTCAAGGAAATCACAGATAAGTTACTACAGTCTTTACAATACTTTGAAACGAGTAAAAACAAAATTAAAAGAATTGATATGAGACAATTTGTACCGATTAAAAAACAAAGAAAAACTAAAAGAGAAAAGAAAATATCTAGAATACAAAAAGATAGAATGTTAGAAGAACAAAGAAAACCAAAAGTAAAAAGAAATGGTGTTCTTATAAAAAACAAATAAATGAGACTAGGAGACAAGGTTGAAAAAATAATAAATATTATTACGTTTGGAAAAGGAAAAAGTATAGCTACTTGGATTGCAAACAGACTAGGATACGATGACTGTGGATGCGATGAAAGAAAAAAATATTTAAACAATATTTCTCGAAATGGAAAATCTAAGTAAAGAAGAATATAAACAATGGACTCAGTTCAAGTCTGTAAAAAGTAGTACTATAGATATAAGCGAACAAAAACTAATTGCAAATCTACATAGTAAGCTTTTTAATCACAAGTATTATATACCTTGTTCTTGTTCTCCAAAAATCTGGAATACTTGGATAAGTGATATAAATACTATATACGACAATGAAAATAGAAACAGTACATAAGTTTGAACAAACAGTTGTAAGTTTCCTAAATGAGTTTGAAGGATGGGAACTTGAATGGTGTGGAGGTGAATACGAACACTATGATTGCAAAGGCAAAACTAGAAAAGGACACGATTGTGTTATTGAAATGAAGTTTAGAAAAAAATACTACAAAGACAAAATGTTAGAAAAATACAAATACGATAAACTAATGAAAATGGATTCTGAAATAGTAAAGTTGTACTTTGTATCAGACCCACAAGGAACTTATTTGTATTGGTTGAACTATTTAGAGATGCCAGGCATACAAGAAATGTATTGTCCAGAAACTTCTTTATGGTCTAACAAGAAAGTAAAAAAACAAGTATACCTTCTTACAGAAGATATGGCAAGTATAGTATATAAAGAATAATTATAATTTGTTAATAATTATTTGTATGTTTGCAATATGAAAAAACAAAACATAAATACTAACGATACCTTATACACTTACTACAACAATAGGATTCACAAAGGTAAGGTCATTATGAGACGTAACGATCACACCTTTGTAGAATTAAGAGACCCATTTAATTGGAGGTTTGGTAAAACTTTGTTGAAACTAAAAAATAAGGACTTTAAAATTTTATAGGTTCTTGTCGCATGGCGACAGAACCAAACAATATGAATGTAAAAGAGAAAAAAAAATATGATCTCTATTTAAACTATATAGGAAACGCATTGACAAATGCCTATGAAAAAGCAAATCCTGATAGACAAAAAGAGATTGCAAATTATATGAAATGTATAAACAATATGGATTCTTATACAAGAAACCTTGAAATAAAATTGATGTTAAATGATACAAAAAAAGATTCAACTTTTAGACGGAAACGTTTACGACACGAAAGACCTTTTGAAAAAAATGGTTGATGACGATTTTTACTATGGTGAGTTGAATCAATTAGCTCTAAGTAGTTCATCTCTAAAACTTTTATTGTCAAGTCCTAAAACATATAAGTATGTTACAAAGTATGGAAGTCCAGAAACACAACCATTAAGAGATGGAAGACTTGTACATCTAAGTATATTAGAACCTAAAAAGTTTGAAGCATTGAACTTTGTTAATGTTACAAGTAAAAACTCAAAAGCATATAAAGAAGCAAAACTTAAATACGGAGAAGTATATACAAGATTAGAAAAAGAAAACGCAGAGAAGATAGCAGATGCATTTCTTAAAAATGAACACGCACTAAAAACAATAAGCAATTGTGCATTTGAAATACCTGCAATAGGCATAATACAAGGCTATCCGTTTAGAGGTAAAGCAGATGTACTCACAAATGGAGGTCATTCAATTGTTGACATAAAAACATCTACAGACATAAAAGCTTTTCCGTATTCTGCAAAAAAATACTCTTATGATGTACAATGTTATTTGTATTGTAAGCTATTCGATGTATCACACGAACAATTCAAGTTTGTAGTCATTGACAAAGGTTCATTAGATATTGCGATATGGAAATGCAGTAAAGAGTTCTACGAGGAGGGTAAAAGAAAAACAAAAGAAGCAATAAACATCTTTGAAAGATTTTTTATTGAAGGACAAGACATAGATAATTATATAATAGAAGGGACGTTATGAATAAAGAATTAAAAATAGCACAACAGATAAATAGGTACACTCAATTAAACCTTTTTGAGAATACAAGAAAAAGAGAATATGTAGAAGCTAGGTCTTTGCTTTGTGTAATACTTAATAAGTACTTTGATTATGGTTTGAATAAAATATCAAGGTTTTTCAAAGACAATAACAAAACAATGCATCACGCAACAGTTCTGCATTTAATTAGATCGTTTGATTTATATAAAAAGTACAATAAGAATTTAGACAAATGGTTAGAAGAAATTGTAGAGAATATCAATAGTGTAAGAAACGAACACAAAAGAACACTGATAAAACACAGAATAAAATATCTTACTAATAAAGACATAGACGAACTAGCATTATACACAGAAGATATGTATAACAAAGTTTTACAAAAGGAAGAAACAAATCTTGAATGATACATCTTGATCTATTTAGTGGAATAGGTGGTTTTAGTTTAGGTTTAAAAAAAGTATTCGATATAAAACACACTTACTATTCAGAAATAGACAAGTATGCGATAGATGTATATAAACATAATTTTAAAAAAATAACGTATGTCAAATCAGTTACAGATGTTCGAGGAGGGAAGTTACCTGGTATCGACATTATCACTTTCGGAAGTCCTTGCCAAGACTTTAGTTTGGCTGGAAAAAGAAAAGGAATGGATGGGGAAAGATCAAGTCTTATCTCCGAAGCAATTAGGCTTATCAAAGAATGCAGACCAAGTTTTTTTATCTGGGAAAATGTTAAAGGAACTTTCAGCTCAAACTCTGGCGAAGACTTTTGGGCAATTATCCAAGCCTTTACAAACATTGGGGGTTATAGACTTGAATGGCAACTGCTTAATACAAAGTGGTTTTTACCCCAAAATAGAGAGAGAATCTACCTTGTCGGATGTCTTGGAAAAGGAAGTGGAAAACAAATATTTCCTATCACAGAAAACAATAGACAGGTTAATGAGATACAAAGACAACAAGCAAACACTTGTACACTCACAACAAGATACAAAGATGCAGAAGGAAACGGAAGTTACATTATTGAACGTGAACTCGAGGCACAAGAAATTGAAATAGGAACTTTTAGAACACACAACGATGGAAAGGGTTTTAGAAAAATAAAATCTTTGAATAGTCCTGCCATCCCAGCTAGAGCTAGAAACGATGGAAGTGGTCAGCCAGTAGTTAAAATTATTGGTTATACTAGAGATTCTAAAGGAAATATAACTAAAAGAAATATAAAAAAAGAAGCAAATACATTACATAGTAATATAGGTGGAGGAGGAAATACAGATCAATATATTATAAAACCAAAACAAACTATTAGAAGATTAACACCTGTTGAATGTGAAAGGTTACAAGGCTTTCCAGATGACTGGACAAAGTACGGAAAAGAACTAGGAGATATATCAGACACCCAAAGATATAAAATGTGTGGGAACGCAGTTACAGTAGATGTTGTAGAAGCAGTTGCTAAAAAAATTAAAGAATCTTTGTGAGCAAAAATTAATTTTATTTTTCGATATATAGATATACAAAAGATTAATTAATTAATTTATATTAATTTTATGGAT